CGGTATTCATTAGTCATAATACTTTACGGCTCGGATCACAATCTGATACGCATCTCCTGATGCTTCTGTCCCTAACGTGGAAAGAAGGACATCTCCTGTCGCATTGGTGCCATACATCTTGAGACCGCCGACATCACTGAAATCCTGATAAGTCCAACCCGGATTAGCATTAAAAGCAACAACATCCGTATCCGCATCATACCAAAGCTGCACACCGTCGAACCCATAAACCTGCGCCCATATCTCTTGGATACGGACCTCGTTACAGGATATGCCGCGAGCATTGCTCTGGAGAGCAGAAACATCAATTTTCGTGACCTTAGCCTCTCCGCTATTATCCGAGAGATTGGTCAACTGAACAACAAGCTGACGCTCGCCGTCCTCAATGGTGGTAGTGCTAACAGCATCTGCCATGATCCACTCCTAAAAAAAGAGGGCCGAAGCCCTCTTCTAATCAAAATTACTCAAATGGTGTAGCAAGAGATCCATCACCATGTAGATGGGCCTCACAATGCCAGACCGCTGCTGTCGTTGCTTTCAGGCGAATAATTCCACCAACAAGCCAACCCTGTGCCGCTGTGCCAAGATCAATGGTGTCATCGTCACTGGCGTCGGGAATAAAGGAGTTCATGTCAGTAGCTGTTGTAGGATCGAAAAGCATAGCAAAGCCAGAATAAAGATCACTGGTATTTTGCGTATTGATCTGACCTGCGCTCGTAAAGGTTGTCCCGACAATAAAAGTATACTGCAATCCTGCCACTGCTGTTGGTAATGTAACAACAATTCCCGCAGCACGATTAAGGGTAAATACAGCCCCGGACTGGGTAGAGGCTACGGCATATGTATCATCAGTAATACTTACGACATTATCATAAGATGAGACATAGCCGGTGGTAACTAGATTACCACTCGTATCCACATCTAAATTTGTTGTAACCACTCCCGTTCCAGACGCGATGGAAATCTGCTCGAAACCTTTTTCGGGCGCGAACGGGACCATTAAACGTAGTGTTTGCCATATCGGCATTCCTTCTTACAAAGGTTTCGCCCTAGAGTCTTGTAAGCGTCTGCTGGGCCAGTCGCTAGGGCTATTCAGTCCCAGAAAAAAAACAAAGAAAAAGGGGGGCAAAGCCCCCCTCAATCTTTACTAGGCACCGGGTGAACCAAAGACACCCAATGGGTCAGAGACGCCAAACGAATAACGCTCGCGGGCTTTATACCGCACGTTACCAGTGTTGAAATCACCGTCCATTGCAGTGGTCATTGGCGCACGTTCAAAGTGCTTCAAACCACTTGGAATATCAGATACGATTATCCAAGCATTTGTGTCTGTAAAATAATGGTTTACACGATATCCTTCAGGTATCGTGCCATTATTTTTAATCGCGTTGACATCGTTGTCAGCCGAAGCTGGACGCAGATCGCTATCCAGAATACGAGTGGCAACAAACATCAGGTCTGGCGGAACAACTATCCGACGCGGGCGAGCCGCAATCAAAAGGCCACGTTGATCCGTCCACTTAGCAATCTGAATGACCGCTGCCTCAAGAGAGGTCTCGTTCAAATCAGAAGCCGTGGAAGGCGTGTTGGAGTTCGTGCCACCAGACACGAGTGGGTGCGCAGTATTAAACAACGTAACACCATCACCTGAAGTGAACGAGCCAGAAGGCATTCCATTGTTAATGGAATTTGCCGCCTTGACTTGTTTGGTGTACGCCATCGCACGAGCAAGAGCCTTGGTATAGCGAGCGCTAAGGCTGTCATAGAGGTTGTCCTCCATTGCTTCCTCAGTAATCGCAAATCCCATTGCAATCGTCTCGTGACTGTACCGTGCAGTGTAACTCTCCTGCGCGTTGTCATACGAAATTGCAGAACCCTCGTTCTTAACAGGCGCTGCATCAAAACCGCTCAGTGCAACTTCTTCTTCAAAGCTACGGTCTGACGATTCAGTTTCGTACAACTCCTTATGCTCATCTTCGTATTTGGCATACTCAAGGCCAAACAGAGCATTAAGACCGGGCAGGAGTTCTTTGAGCATCTGGGCGCGTGAAATAGCCATGACTCAATCCTCCTAGATGCCCGTCGTATCTTGCCATTGATGAGAGGCACAGGAGTCGCCAGTGGCGTCTCCACCTGAGTTCCACTTGCAGATGACATCCGTATAGGTGTCACCAACAGAGGAATTAGGCCCGTCAACAAATCCAAGAATACGGATCGGTAGGGTTTTAGTTACAGCAATCGTGGACGAGTCAATTGCATTCTTACTCGTTCCGATTGTCGTGGAGCCAGCAGTTTGAACAACCGCGACATTATTACCAAGCGCCGTCTGGGCAAGCGTTGCATCGCCCTGCGCTTGGAAAACAACATTCGGGTCATCAACAACATACGCTTTGATATCGGTGGCAGTCGTGCTTGCCGTCCACATCTGTGAGTATGTTGGCTGATTGGTATTGGGGTCTGTATAAGAACACCCAACGAATATCCCTACGGGTGTCATAGTGGTAGTACCAGCGTCTTTTTCAACAGTGCCAGCAGCCACAACTTTGACAGCATCCCCGTAGAAGATAGAGGTTCCATACGAATTGGTCACTTTCATGTGACGCACGGAATCACTCCATGCACCACCACCAAGTAAACCAATCGGACGGAAACCATGTGGCGTAGCAGAACTCGCCATATTGTTATCCTCCTTAAAGGACTAAAGGTTAAACCAAAGCACCAAATATTAAGCAGTCAATATTAACTAACTACTTAGGTTTAGTGCCGCCACCGAAAGAAACTGATGTCCTAGACTCATTGAGTTTCGGCATTCTTGGATCAGACTCTCTCATGTAGTTATGATCCACAGAGTCAATCTGTCGTTTCGACATTTCGGCATAGTATTGATTACGGGCGTCAACATTTTCCTTGGAAGTTTTGCAAAGCAGCAGACCACCAACTTCTATGTTTCCCTTAAATTTAGAGTCCCGATCAGTTTCAAGCATAAGCTCTGGATGATCTTCCGCCCTCACAGGTTCCCATCCCTCACGAAAACGCTTCGACGCATTCACGTTGTCAACGTTCCCAAGAATGGCAGTCCTGATCCACCGAAAAACATAACCGTCCTGCGGTATTGGATCAGGGAGTACCTGCGGTGGCTCCCAAGATTTTTCCCGTTCAACACTATCCCTAGTCTCTGTTTCTCTAGGTTTGCGCTCCGTTGCCTTTCCGTCAGCCATTGCCCATCTCCTTCACAAGCTGCTGTGCGTACTGTTCTGGCGTTAGCCCAAGTTTGCGAGCGAGCGAAACTTGAGTACTGGTCAACTCCACTTTGCGGGCTTTGCCTCCGCCTCTTTTGGCGGGTGCAACAACCGGGGTTCTACGGGAAGTCGGAGCATCACCAGCAACTTCTGCCTTCCCGAATTTATCTGGAAACTGTGTACGCAGTGCCTCATCTACATGTTGGTAATACTCAACATTACCGCGAGGGTCAAACCCTTGTTTCACCAGTTTCTCATGTATTCCTATAGCAAACCCAGTTACTTCCTCATAACCGGGTTGCTGAAACCAAGCATTACTCTTTAACCAATCTACAGCCAAAGGATCAGGCGGTGGAACAGCAGGAGCCTGTGGTTGAGGCTGCTGCACTGGCTGCGCTTCCTGCACAGACGGCGCAGCATACATATACTGAGACCTTTCTGCATGTAGCCTTGAAAGCTCACTCTGGGCATCTGTAATAGAATCCGCATCGCCAGCTTCATAAGCCTCACGATACTTGCGTTTCGCTCCGTCAATCTCGGCATCTGTCTTGGCAGATACCTGATCATACAACAACTTGCGCTGGTCTATTAACTGACCTTTAAGAGCTTCGTTCTCGCCCTGTATAGATTGAGCATAACGAACCGCTTCCGTATTTTCTCTTAATGCCTTTTCCTTGCCGCGCCTTTCCTCATTCCACTCGTACCGCAGTTTATCTATACGCTTGCGAATACGATTACTGAACTGCGACTCATCAATATCATCTTCTTCGCCCCCACTTGCACGGGCGGGGCGGTTCTTGTCCCCTTCAGGTGTGTCATCAACAATACTTACTTCAACATTATCAACATTGCTTAACACCTCTGTAGGCTCGGCTGCTACTGCCGCCAAATCAGGCTCCGGCAGTTCAGCAGTATTCCTGTCTTCACTCATGCTCTTTTCACCCCTCTGGGGTCTTCAACGACGGATCTTACAGAATCATCATTTATTAAACGAAGCTCCTGCCCATGAATGACTAGGCGATCACCTGTATATGATTTCATCGTAATCCAGTCTCCTACCTTGCAGTAAGGACCGCTGGGGAACCTCTTCTTGTCTCCATACGCATCAGGCCCCATTCGCAAGACCATTCCTGAAATAGTAGCCGTATATTCCCTGTCTCTTAAATCTTCAGGGACATACACGCCACCTTCCGTTTTGTCTTCCTTTTCAGGCAAAGCAATTAAAAGAACATAACCACAGGGTCTCGGAAGCTGTGATGCCTTCCTCTTCTCATCTAAATCAACAACGGTATTATCTGACATAATTTCCTCTTGCACGTTTTTCTGCCATTGGCGGGGTTGAACGGCCCCCTGCTCACGATTAAAGAGTCGCGGTCTCTGTTACACTATGCTTCTCCCTTTCTCATTGCCTCTACCAAATCCAGTAGCTCTCTCTCCGCGAGAGCCAATCCTTCTATAACTCCTACCATCTTGGAGTACTCATCATAAGTTCTTGCAGAGCCAGTAGAAATAGAATCTGCAAGATCGTTCATTCGTTCCCGTAACTTCTTCTGGTAGGTTTCAAATAAAAGTTCTTCGGCCAATAGTTATTGTCCCCCTGTCTTCCCGCTGTCCATCAACGCCTTCCCTGCGTCCCTGACAATCTTGGCTCTTTCTATCGTATCTTTTTTGTTGATCTTGTCCTGCTCCTGCGCCATCTCCTCACGACCCTTGGCGACTTCGATGCCAAGACGCATAGCCTCAATTTCAGCCTGCGTCTCAATCCTCTTGGTTTCTGTCTCCTGCTGCTTTTCCGCCTTGGCCATATCAGAAACAACGCGGATCTTGTCGGCCTTTTCCTTACGCTGCAAGTCTTGCGCCCGTAGTTGCAACTCCGCTTTCTGCAACTGTAGGTTCGGATCTTCCATTTGCTTCTGAATCTGCTTCTGCTGCTCTTCTGCGACATCCTTGTTGTAAAGTCGCTGTGCCGCCTGCGCGACCAGAGAAGACAGC